GCAGTTGAGATTGTCCCATAAATGATTGGGACTACGATATTCGCACCACCCGAAATGCGCCGAATCGTCTGACCGTTCGTCAACGCATAGAACAAAGGCCTTGCGCTAAAGATATTGTCAGTGAGTTTCGGGACGTAGTTCTTGAGGGTGGTAGACAGAATCTCGTCAAAATCAGCGTTACCCGCCATGGTCTGTCACCTTCTCTCTGTTGTTATGAAGCGAGTTCCCGCTTGGCGTTCTCAAACGCCTCACGGATGGAGGAGGCTTTCTCAGGTCTTGCGGAACGCGTAGATCCGGCCTGCTTAGAACCCGATGGGTTCACCACTGCTGCATCACGCTTCGCTTCGGTCCGTTCCTGTTCCTGTTCCAACTTTGCTGCGCGATCAGCAACGTCGCCGTAACGCATGTGCGTCAACGCCGCTTCTAAGTTGCCGATCTTGTGCCGCAACGCATGTTGGAAGAGGTCGGAAGGATCAAAGTTTCCGTACTCCGTCTGAAGTGTCTCCACTTGCTTCTCTACTTCTTGCCGTCTATGTAAACGATCCTGAGCAGCCAGTCGGGCCTCCAACTTCGAGATCCGTTCCGTTGTGGCATCCGATTGCCGTTCCTCTGGCTCGTCCCAAGAGTCCTCAAAGGACTCCGCTCGCTGAACTGGTGCCGAAGTTCGATTCATCTGCTCCACGCCAAAAGCGTCTCCCAACGCAATGAGTGTTCCCTCTGGATCTGACTCCAGAGAAGACACAATGGCCTCTGCCTGCTCTAACCGTCTACGTTCGGATGCCAACTCCTGCGTCTTACGTGTGTAATCCGCCTGTCGCTGGTACCCATCCCGAAGTTCATCAAGGCTGACCTGCTCTTCCGCCCCATCCACTTTTACGGAATAGGTGTCCGACGCTGGTTCCTGTTGAACCTCCACCGAAGAATCCGGATTGTCCACTCCCGTGGATTCCACAACATCCTCGCCCATTTACTTTCCTCTCTCGGAGTCCGTTAGGTTGCTCCTATCTACATGGAACTGTTGTCCCACTAAAGGGATGGCAACTCCATCCCCATTTGACCTTGAAGTTGTGCCACCAACTCTGGTGGCACCCCACCCGTGGGTGCAAACGCCCCCATGCCGGGTGGACCACCCGGCGCGGGCAGACCAGCACCACCTTGTGGTTCGCTCGGAGGCTCCCCTCCCGGCGCTGGCGCCTGCGGTGTCTGCTGCATGATGAACTTGTCTGGATCTTTCACGTCGAAACCCTGCTGCAACACGTACCGTGCCAACACGGCGGGATCTATGACCACACCGATCAAGGGCGCAACAGCGTTCATTAGCGACACGGCCTGCTGTTTGCGGATAGTGTCATTGATCGGCTGCGTGGATCCACCCTCCACGCTGAAATCGTACTCTCCGGTAATATCATCCCGGGTGTAGTTGACAAACAGGTTTTCCCCATTTCCTGCGCTGACCCGTGCCATCGATTCACCAGTCATAAACTGCTGAATCAACTGTAGGACCCTGCGGGCAATATGGGAAATCCCGGATTCAATAATAGCCAACTTGTCCGCAGCCCTAGCATTACCAGCATCAGCGATAATGCTCGCCTCTGTTGCTGTGCGTCGAATCTCCGGCATCTGCCCCCGGGCGTACTCCGACACGCCACTAACCGTGCTGATATCCCCCTCCACGATTTCCGACATGTTGTAAATCTCCGGAGACAGCGGCGTCTGAGGCATCGGCACGACAACTTCACTCAACGGCTTGTTCTCGTCCACCACCGGCACCAACCGGCCATCCCGATCCGATTCCAGAGCCTCGCGGCCCTCCGGTCCGAATGACCGCTCGTGATACAAGTATTTGCGAGCGTACCGTTTCCGCGCGTTCATCATCTGTGAACGGGTCTTATCCAACTCCAACTGCAATGATTCGATAGATTCCAAATCGCCCATCGGGTAGAAATAGTCAGGCACATCGTAGTTGCGTAACATCACGAAGGGCTGCCCGGAAGCGTACGGCATCGGGAGCGGATCGACCAGAAAATCCTCCCCCGTCATGGAGAACACACTCATAGTGTTATCCACCACATCGTAGAACTCGTAGATAACTACCCGATCCTCTTCACGAAGAAACTCTTCCCGCTCCTGCCGCTCCGTAGAGTCATACATTGGGAACAACTCGGCGTCGGCCGTCAGCCGCCGCCTAGACGAAGCCTTATACCGCTTATCCGTCTTGGCATCCTCCAGCCGTCGTGTGACCCTCTGGGCCACCCACTTGGCGTCCTCCATGCAGGTTGCTTCTGGATCCACATATATGTCGAACGGACTTATCCGTTCGACAAAGGGCTGATCTTCCACAACGGTCATAGCCGTCGCTGGGATACTAGCCTCAATCTCTTCATCGGTCGGCAACCCTGATGCCAGATCGGGACGTTCGGCGGCAAACATGTCAGTCTCAACGACGGCCTCTCCGAACAGTTCCTCCCGCTCCGAATCGACCAGCATCCGTTCTTGTTCCAAGAACTTCCACCCAGTTTTCACCCAGCCGTGGCCGAAGATCAAGAAATCCTTGACGGCACGACGGAAAGGCTTCTTGAAATCGTGGTGACGCCATAGATAGTTGACCACAGCCTCAACGAATGCTGCGCGATCCTGATCCTCGGGTTTCGTCGGAGATACAACCACTTTGGGGTGATTGACTGACACAGACGGGGCAATAACATTGATTGTGCTGAATGCCAGATTCACGGAAATCATGTCTTCCCGCGATGCTGTAGTTCTCGGCCAATGCCTGCCGCGATACAGGTCATTCATGCGACGCCACAGGTTGTCGTAACCCATCTCGTCACGCCACCGGGCGGAAGCGCGTACTCTGCGCTTTGCCACCTCGAACTGGTCTGCCCTAGATTTTCGTGCCATTAGAAATAAACCTTATCTGGCAGACGTTCGATGTTTCGACCGTTCGCTTTCGCTTCTGCCGCCGCTTTCTGGCCGCGTTCCTCCCGGCTCAGATGCTGTTCGTCGGGTGGCAATTGGGATCGGAAACCCCGACCAGTTGCGAAGGTGAGTCCAGACAGTTTCTGATGGTGTTCCCATAGTTCATCCAGTTCGTCGTGAGGCAACACCCCACGCAACCCCGTCACATACTCGCAGAACTCACTGTAGGACACCCCCCGGGGGAGGATTGCCACAGTTACGGACGCTTGGTGTGTGGTGCAGCGTTGTGACCTCTGAGGTTCGGCTGAGGCTTTGCTGGCTCAACACTACCCGTTGAACCATGCTGGTTCAACGGCGTGTCACGTACGGAGACTTCACCGTACCCACCAGTCTGGTTAGCGTACTTGGGGCTATCGAACCGCTGCTTAGGCGAGTTCGGCGTTGCCGGTTCCCAAATCGGGTTAGACACGACAGAACCGCCGCGTTCCATTCTGTTGTTCGTACCTGTTGCGCCATCAATGGTACGAGTACCGTTGGTGTGCGAAACAAAGTTACCTGCTGCTGGCATGAATCCTCCACTGTTGTCTAACCACTAAGATCACACTGTCCCACGCATGGAGTGGGCACCGATCTGATAATCGGGTGTTTCCTCCGATTTGACCATCCGCGCCCACCAATCCACAGTCCAGTAATCGTCCACTTTCTGCACAAACTCCGGCATGAAAGCGTACTGGCGCATCTCATTCGCCAACGCCAACGCCATCACGCGGTCATCGTGCGGCGATCCGCTCATCGAACCCCGCTCGTTACGCACGTAGGTACGCAACTCCGCTACAGTAAACCGATCATGGATCATCAGTTCCCCCGAACGAAGAGCCATACCTAGGTCATCTATCAGCAACGGCTTCGACGTACGTGTAGTTTTCCAACCAAACTCTTGAGACACCCGCGTCACCGTAGTATTCAATGTCCGCTTCCGAAACAGATTCGGATGCCCCAACTGCCGCAACTGAACAATCGTCGTCAAACCATGATTGTTTGACTCCACACACGTCAATGCGCTGTTGTACCACAAAGCCAACCTGAACACTTCATTCGCCAACGTATCCGGTGGGATATGCCCATGCCAGACAGCGACCTGTTCCCCCGTTCGCACATTCAGCACCTGAATGCACGAATAGTCACCATGCAGTAGCCCCTCCGCCGTATCGACACCGATACAGTACGGCGTGTTGACTACCGGTTCACGCCAAACTGTTAGCATCAGCCCTAAACTCCACGACTCGTGTGTGCGGCTCCCAAAGGTAGCCGCGCTGACCCTGCTCCTCGTACTGCTTCATATCTTCCAACACATCCAAATCAAACACTGGGTTACCAGACTTGATGAACGCCTCTTCCGGCGTCGTCGGATACTCTTGAGCCAACTGCCACGGAAGCATCGACTCTTTCTTTGACTGATACCACGCCTCTCCCCGGTCCTCCGTAGCAGACCACGGAAAGAACATCGGTGCAAACCGGTTCGTACCCGTCTGTGACCCAACCCAAAGTTCGTGGAAGAAGTTTCCGCTTCCATTCGCCGTACTAAGACCAATGATTCGGCCTCCGACATCAGCCACTGGTTCAATGGATGCCCATGCTTCCTCGGGGTTCGGTAAGAACGCCCACTCATCAACAACAACTAGCGACGCGGATTCTCCACGCGCAGGATCCGATGCCGAAGGCATCGAAGTAATCATACTGCCGTTACTGAACCCCATTTTCTGCTGGTGCTCCACCAATGATTTGGGGCCACGCTCCAGCATCCAATCCGGCAAATGCTGAAACCCGTACTTGGATTTCCGCAACAGTAGTACAGACTCACGTTCCGTACGTGACAGATCAATAATGTTTTGGTCATCGTGAAAGAACGCCAACCAGAACTGGTGGGCCGCAACCAGTGTAGTCCACCCAATCTGACGGGCCTTCAACGTCAACGAATAACGGTTATCTTCCCACTGGGTTAGAGCGAAAGACTGGGCATCCCGAAGATCAAAAAGTATTCGACCATGAGTAGGATGGGCAATGTTCCAATACATGCGTAAGAAGTACGGCTCATCCGTAACGCATCTTCGCCACTCCGCTTCCTGCTGAAGTTCACTCAGGCGACCCATCTAATCTAACAACGACTGTAACAGTCGACCCAAACCCCAAACCGTGAAGGCCACAGACAAGAACATTGCTGTCACGAACACCGAGATCGTCCACCTCACTGGCATGACTCGCAGATTTCGGGGTCTTCCAGACCGCATTCCAAAGGTTCCTCATCGTGAAACGGATCATACACGTCCGTTGCTTCCACTGCAAACGCATCAGTCACTTCAACCCCTGAAATTACGGCGCAGCATGGATGCCCTGTCATACACCTCTTTGGAAGGAATACGAGTAGTGCCTTGAGATCCACCAACGAACTGGGAATGAGGGCGCAGGGGTGTTCCCGTCATACCATGAAAGTTTGCACCCTGACTGCGCCCTGAGGTCTGACGCATCTTCATGGCGTTCCACTCCGCCTGAGTGGGGTTACGGGCACCCACACCCAAACCCGGACGGGCACCCGGACCCATCGCCCTACTGGCACCCTTACCCAGCATGCCGCCACCAATCAGGGCAGCCAACACAAACATCAACTGCTTGCGCCGCTCATCAGCCTCAGTACCGGCCTCCTCCTCCTCCAGAGAAGTAGCGTACTGCTTGTTGCCTCCACGCTCCGCTACACGCTTCGCGTTCTCCCGGTACCCCGGAGAAGCCACATCAGTGAACTCGTCAGCGGCACGCATCCCCGGATCCATATTGAACGACCCCGCAGCGATACGCTCATCCTCACCGACAGACTCATCGAAACGATCCAACGGACCCTGACGGCGCATACGCCCCCGCACCCCATGAGCATTTACAGCACTCTTAGCCATATTCCCAAAACTCCCTCGGATCAAACCTACCATTAGTACCCCACGACCACGGAACAACCCCCGACCACCCGAAATCCGCACGCTCCCTGCGACGACGGTTGGCGCCATACGCCAACCGCATTGCACGACGCCACTTACGATCCCCCCGCAAAGCCATCAGTCACCAACCACCCTCAAATGCCGCACCTGATCCTCCAACTGATCCGCCAACTCCGAATCCGACAAATCCGACGCCTCAGGCTCCTCCCGAATCAACCGCTGCTTCGGCGTAAACCGATCCGTGTACTGCAAATACAAGTTCGCAGCCTGCACATTACCATCCACAGCCATCCGATGCAACGAATCAATCACACCCTGAGTACGCTCCGGATGAATATTCAACTCAGCGCAACGACGATTCCACTCACGCACAAAACGGACATCCCGCTTCATCCGACGCACAGAATCCTCATGCAACCCATTCAACTCAGCCCACTCATACTGAAACGCAGGATCCCTATCGGGACCCTCTAACAACCATTCCATGAGTGCCCGCCACTTCGGGGGCATAACGTACTCTCCCGTGGCCTCATCGTACTGCCAACCACGCCCACCACCATTCTGCGGCACAACACCACCTCCTATCAACCCTGCGGGAAGTGTCCCGCCTGTGACCCGCATGTTGACCTGCGTAAACGCGGGACAAGGCTGACAGAGTATAGGGGGGGCCATGCAACCATGGCATGAAAGGGTCACACTCCACCAGAGTTGATCCGCCACGTCCCTCCATATCTATACATAACCTTACGGGGAACACCCGCCCCCCCCTAGGGGTGCCCCCTTGCTTGAACATGTGTTCGGTGTCCATTCAAGATAAAGGACAATATCTTTACAGCCGCCCGCCGGTTCCGACCGGTCAGCGCCCCGCCGAAACACCGCCTACACCTCGCCCCGTAGACACCACAAGCCACCCGGCAGCGTGTGACCAATCCCTTCCCCGCCCGGACCGCTTGCATGCAGGTCTAGCCGCCGGACAGCCGCCCCCAGTCCTAAGCCTTCCGGTCGTGGAGGTTGTCGGCCTG